CTCCGGCTTTTTTACGGGTGGCATAATCTGCATCGCCTATGCGCTTGGCTTGATTTCTTTTGGCTTCTGCAATGGTTCTAACATTGATTTTTTCTACGCTGGGCAGAATTAGATCGTATTGATGGTACTCTGGTTTGGTAAAGCTGCAATATGAGCTTTTTGATCTGTGTATTTCCAACAACATGTCTTTGTTGTTGAGATAATTTACTTTGGCTGTCATTCTAAAAGAGTCCTCTAATGGTTAATTATAAACTACGCACTTAATAAAGTCAACTAAATATGTTACCAAAAGGACATTATTATGAGTTTACTTGACAATCTATCAAGCGTACAGGGCGCTGTGGGTGCTGTTTCAAATGCCACAAACTTTTTCTCCGGTGGCGGCCTGCAAAATGCATTGCTGGGCGGAACTGGCTTGTCTGCTGGAGCGGAAGTTGTTGGCGACTTGGTAGGAGCATTTGCCAGTTTTGGTGATGATAGTGCCAATTCCAGCGACTGGCGTGTAAGACTCAGTATGGCCAAATGGACCAGCTTCCAAGGAAGTCCGGTACTTAAACCTTTGAAAGATGCGGGCGGCTTAATTTTTCCTTTTACTCCTGATATAACAATTAGTAGTTCTGCCAAATATACATCAATTCCTATCACGCATACCAACTATGTGTTTCATGCGTTTCAAAACAGCGATCCTGGAGAAATATCAATCACCGCGGCCATGAACGTGGAAGACAGTACACAGGGATTATACTGGATTGCAGCAACACACTATTTAAGAAGTCTTACCAAAATGTTCACGGGATCTGATCCAAAAGCTGGTAACCCTCCTCCTATTGTATTTCTTAACGGTTATGGTAACTATGTGTTTAAAAATGTGCCAGTGGTAGTAACAGGTTTTAGTTGTACACTACAAGCTGATACTGATTACATTGGTGTGAATGTGGTTGGCAGTGCTGCGGGAGCAATACAGGGTGTGAGTGGAGCTATTGGTGGCCTTGCAGATGCTGCAGGCGGACTAGCAGGGTCATTTGGCGGAGATATTGGATCAGCAGTGGGTGGCGCAGCCAGTGCAATCAGCGGGCTTGCTGGCGGTGTAGGACAGATAGCCGGTCTTGCTGGCAGTTTAGGGCTTGGTGGATCTGTAAGCGGTGGAGTAAGCCATGTACCAGCCAGGAGCAGTTTTAATGTCAAACTCATGCCAATGTACAGTAGAAATAGTACACGCAATTTCAGTCTTGATAGATTTGTGCAAGGCGGATATCTCAACAATCCTTTCGGATATATTTAACATGGCTAATTATACTAATACAAGTCCTTGGTTTTCGACCGCTGTAACATCTAATTATTTGGATGTTTTAAAAATACGACCAGTAAGTGCTAGTGCAACAGATATTTTGTATACGATAGATAGCAAATTTGCATACAGGCCGGATTTGTTGTCATATGCACTGTATGGTACATCTAGTCTTTGGTGGATATTTATTCAGCGTAATCTCGATGTGTTGCAAGATCCTATACTTGATTTTGTTCCAGGAACAAAAATTTATTTGCCTAAACAAAGTCAATTAAACAAAGCATTGGGATTATAACATGGGTGTTTTTGACGATCTTGGATCAACAGTATCTAGCGCGGTAGATTCGGCGTCTGCCGCGGTATCTGGTATTACCTCTAATATTTCAAATGCTGTAAGCGCAGTTGAAGGCGGTCTTGCCAGTGGACTGTCAGCGGTCAAGGATGGGTTAGGAGGCTTAGGCAATCTTGGATCTGGGTTATCGCTTGACGGCATTGTTGGAGGTATAGGTAGTGCATTTGGCGGCATTGCATCATTGCTGAAATCGGCAGTTCAACCGTTGACCGATGTAAAAAAATTACCGTTGCCAAATCCGTTATTTGATTATGCCAGTTACACTTATCAAATAGGCCTTGCTGCTTTGACACAGGCAGAAATAAATGACCCCGACAATACTTACAGGAAAGGCAAGGTAGGAAGACTACTGGCCAAGTCTGCAAATATAGATCCAAACAATCGCCCTCAAACAGCATACGGAAAATTTGATTTTTATATAGAAGATCTCACATTCACCAGTCAGATTGCATTTGAAAAAAGTTCTAACAGCAATCTTACCGGTGCCATCAAGTTTAAAATTATTGAACCGTACAGCATGGGCATGTTTTTTTTAGCATGTCAGCAACTTGCCCAACAGAAAAATCCAGCTACCGGAAAACCGGAATGGGGCAACTGGAGAGTGGCGCCTTGGTTGTTAACTATAGAGTTTAGGGGCAATACAGAAACTGGGCTTATAACCACTATCCCAAGAACCAGTAGATATATTCCTATAAGAATGACTCAGTTGGCCATGCGGGTAACTGAAAAGGGTGCCGAGTATGATGTAACAGGACAGGTTGATAATCACGGAGCACTGGCCAATTCCAATACCAAATTCAAAAGCGACCATGCTATCCGTGGAAGAACAGTGCAAGAAATGTTGCAAATAGGTGAAAAAAGTTTGCAGAATGTGCTTAATAAAAAATTACAGGACGTTGCAGATGCCAACGGTATTGAACATCCTGACAAGATGCTAATATTATTTCCTGCAGACAGATCTAGCGCAGCGTCAGGCAGTGTGTCTACGGAAGAGAATAAGGACGGAGCAACCACGGATGTCAACGCACAATCTGTTTACAACAAATTAGGTGTTAGTGTGGTGGACGGCCAACTGATACAAAGTGCCACTAGTACTAACAAAATTGGTCTGGCCAGTATGGCGTTTGATGATAAGCGCAAAGCAGATACCCCAATAGGAAAAGACAACGATGTGTATGATGATAAAGGCAATCTCAAACGCGGACAAAACACAGTAGATCCTGCTGTATCCGATATGAAATTTACTCAAGATTCAGATGTTACAAATGCCATTAATCAAGTTATCATGCAAAGCAATTACATTATTAGTTCTTTAGATCCCGCGGCACTGACTCCTGAAGGTTATAGAACATGGTGGAATATTGATGTGCAGTTGTATTCAATAGGACCAGAAAACAAAGCAACTGGCGAAAAACCCAAACTGATAGTGTATAGAGTTTTGGAGTACATGGTGCATAACAGTTCAGGACCAGTGCCATCACATACCAAGCCCAAGGGTTATCCTATGCTAGATAAACAAGCTGTTAAAGAGTACAATTACATTTATACTGGTAAAAATACTGATGTAATCAGATTTGATATCAAATTTGAAGGTAATTTTAACAATGCAATGACCGCAGACGGATTCAGCGGAACAATGGATAATAAAACAGCAGCTCAAAGTAGCAGTAATGAAGCGGACAAAAAACCTCCTCAGGTCAAAAGTCTGCCACAAGGACAAGAACCTGATACTACTCCTGGTGTATTTGGTGTACCGGGAAACATATTTTCTGGTATTGTATCAGTAACTGATAAATTTGGTGGTGGTGGATTGGAAACTCAAGCAGTTCGCAGTGCTAGACTCTTTCACGACACCATAACCAAAGGCAGAGACATGAACAAGCTAGAGCTTGAAATTATAGGCGATCCATATTTTATTGTACAAAGTGGTCAGGGCAATTACACATCTAAGCATAGTCAGTTTTACAATCTATGCGCGGACGGAAGCATAGACTTTCAAAGTGGCGAAGTCGATATACTTGTTAATTTTAGAACACCAGTTGATATAAATCAAGGTACTGGATTGTATGATTTTGGAAAAAACAATGCCACAGCACCCCTTGAAGGATTCAGTGGCTTGTACGTTGTTAGAAGAATAGAAAATACTTTTAAAGGTGGTAATTTTACACAGAAACTTATAGGCAATCGCAGACCAAATTACGAAAGTAAGAAAGAACCAACCAATGATCAAGTGTTTGCAAATCGTACCAAAGTAAATCCTAAAGATGCAAACTAAGGAACATGCCCTAAATGTCAAATGATCCACAATCTAGTAACCTAGATCAGCCGTCCCCAAAACCTGGCCCGTTTTTGGCCAAGGTAGTCAGCAATGTTGATCCCACTTGCATGGGTATGCTTGAAGTTGAAATATTAAGACCAGTGGGCGCATCTTCAAGACAAGAAGGCCAATTGCACAAAGTAAAATACATGAGTCCATTTTACGGAGTTACTGGTGTAGAGTTTACAAAAAAAGATCCAGACAACTACAATCATGTGCAGAAAAGTTATGGCATGTGGATGATACCGCCAGATGTGGGAGTAATCGTAATGATCATGTTTGTAGACGGTGATCCCAAACGCGGTTACTGGTTTGGATGTGTGCCTGATGAAAACATGAATTTCATGATGCCTGGTCTTGCTGCTACACAAAAAGTTGTGGAAGATGTAGAAAAAGATCGTGACGGTAGATATGGCAGAGTTCCGGTAGCCGAATATAACAAACTCATAGATGATAATCGTGCGGCTGCCGATCCTACCCAAAATTATAAACCGGAGCATCCGCTTGCTGCAATTTTAAAAAAACAAGGACTGTTGTTTGATGATGCTAGAGGTATCACCACCAGTAGTGCTAGACGTGAAGCACCCAGTATGGTGTTTGGCATTAGTACACCAGGTCCCATAGATAAAAAAGGCCCTAAAGGATTTATCGGCAAGAAAGAACATGAAGTTCATACGTTTGTGAGTAGGTTAGGCGGCACCACGTTTGTTATGGATGACGGAGATGCGGCATGGACACGCAAAGGAAGTCCTGCTACAACACCGCCAGACTATGCCAGTGGAGATGCCGATGAGGCAGGCGGCGATGTGCGTAGACCCCATAATGAATTATTTAGAATTCGCACCCGCACAGGTCATCAGATTTTACTACACAATTCAGAAGATTTGATCTACATAACTAATAGTCGTGGTACTGCGTGGATAGAATTTACCAGCAACGGCAAGATAGACATCTTTGCGCAGGACAGTATCAGTATCCATACAGATGCAGATTTGAACTTGCATGCCAATAGAGACATCAACTTGGAAGCTGGCCGCAATTTCAATCTCAAAGTGGGCAAGAGACATCAAACCGAAGTTGGCAAAGACAAAATTTGTATTGTGAACGGCAACGTCAAAATACAAGTGGACGGCACACAGGATGAAACAATTACCGGAGCTGTAAAAGAATCTTATCAAGCCACTCTTGATTTGACAACAGGCGGTGCAACCAATATAACTACTGGTGGAGCATTAAATCTAAAAGTTAGCGGAGCAAGTGTGGTTTCAAGTTCAGGAGACTTTACTATCAAAGCAGCCAACACAGCGATAGATGGCGGCAATGTAAATCTCAACTCAGGTTTGGCAGGAGATGCTGGCCCAGCAAAACCTGCTGTCACTCCAGACCCGCTCACCATGCACACAAATTATACCAGCGAATCCGCAACAGTTGAAAGCATATTGCATCGCATTCCTAATACGGAACCTTGGCCAGGACATGAAAATCTTGACCCTGTCAAGTTCACTAAGGCGCACACAGATAGGGAAGTTGACGCAGATATTGAGGTACCAGATGCTTATAAAAAATACAGCACAGCTCAAGACACATTCAGGAAGGGCAAATAATCATGTCACTACACAACAAGGTAACACTTAAAACAGCACAAAACGCAAGTGCTCCTGCTTCTCAGGTGTACAAAGGTTTTAGTACAGTCAACACCAAGACTCAAAACTTTAAATTATACGATTTTGAATTGATCAAACAGGATATTCTCAACACCTTTTACATAAGGCAGGGCGAACGATTAATGAATCCTGAATACGGAACAGTGATCTGGGATCTACTGTTTGAACCCATGACACCGGACGTGCAAAATTCAATATTGCAAAATGTCAACGCTATTTTCAACAGTGATCCCCGTGTACAGGCTAGCGATATTCTAGTAACGCCCTACGAAACTGGTATTCAAATACAGTGTAGATTGCGATATCTTGTGTACAACATACAAGAAAACTTGCAGTTGAAGTTTGATCAAGCCAACGGTCTTGTTAGGTAATTAACTACGCACATAATTTTAATCGATAAATATCATTATTAGGATACATTATGAGCTCAACGGATCGTCAAAATAATCTGCTGGTCAGCGAAGACTGGCAGAAAATTTATCGTTCATTCAAAAACGTAGATTTCCAAAGCTACGACTTTGACAATCTGCGTCGCACAATGATTGACTATGTTCGTACCAATTTCCCAGAGGATTTCAACGACTACATAGAATCAAGCGAATATCTTGCGCTTATTGATCTTATTGCTTATGTGGGGCAGAACATTGCGTTCCGTGTGGACCTTAACGCACGTGAAAACTTTTTGGAATTGGCAGAGCGTCGTGAAAGTATTTTGCGCTTGGCACGATTGATCAGCTATAGCCCACGTAGAAGCACAGCCAGCACTGGCCTATTGAAATTTAGTATCATAAGCACCACTGAAAATGTGCTGGACAGCACTGGTAGAAACTTGTCAGGGCAAACCATCACATGGAATGACAGCGCCAATGCCAACTGGTACGATCAATTTATCAAAGTTCTGAATGCGGCCATGCCAAC